CTAGTGATGGTGATTTAGAATTAAAAGAATTGGCACTAAATTTTGCTGATGTTATTTTATACGCTTCTGGTACTACCGCAAATTCTATAATACCAATCGGATGGGATCGAGTAGCTAGAACTGGTGATATTATGACTGGCACTCTATACGTACCAAGTATATCTGCCACAACAATTTCAGCGACAACTTTCTATGGTGACGGACAATATTTAACAGGTATTAATGATTATTATGTAACAGGTGGAACTTTTAGTGGGACTACCTTAACATTAAATAGACAAGATGGTTCTATATTAGTAACTGGTTTTACATCTACTTCAGTTGATACATACACAACTGGGTTTACATATTCAAACAATAATTTAACAATATTACAAAATAATAACCAATCCCCATTAAATGTAAATATATCATTAATGACTGGTTTAACGGTTAATGGGAATTCTAATTTTAATGTAGTAACCGCGACATCAGTTAGTAATTTAAATTATATTATTTTTAATACTGGTACAACAAGTGGTACTACCCTACCAGGTACTGTTTATTTTGATAATACTGAAAAAGCGTTATCGTATAACACATCAATTAATCAAGGTGTTACGGTAAATTTAGGTCAACAAAATTATATACGAGTTTTTAATAATAGTGGTGTAGATATACAAAGGGGTAAAGCGTTAGAAATATTATCAGCCTATAATGGTTTACCATCGGTAATCTTAGCGATAAATAAACATGAAGGTTTTAGTATCATAGGTATGTCCGCTGAAATAATTCCTAATAATACTGAAGGGATTGTTATCACTAGTGGTATTATTAGTAATATAGAATTAACTGGTATGACGGTTGGTTCACTGATGTACGCTTCAGATAGTATTCCTGGTAATATAGATGAGGCTAGTAAATATTTCACATTTCCTTTAACCGCTAGAACAAATAGTGTTGGTTATGTTATTCAAACAGGTAGTACTACCGGAAAGTTATTTGTTAATATAGAAAATGAAAATCCTATACTATCTTTTACCGATTTAGAGAGAAATGTATTAGAAGGTAATGTTATATCTACAGGTGTATTTGAGTTTAAAGGTATTTCAATATCAACCGGTAATACATTTAATGTTGGTAGTGTAGAAGCTTATATAGTAGACAATACATCAAATCCATTAAAACCAAACGCTTTATATGTACCATTTATCGGTCAAAGTGGTTTAACTACACCCTATCTAACAACTGATACCGAAACATATATTTTATTAACAAGTGGTGGGACAATATCATTACAACCAACATTCCCAACACCACAACAAAGAAGATTATCCATTTATTTAGGTAAATTAGGTCATGGTAATAAAACATCACTTATTAACGCTTTTAATGAACCAGATTTAGATATTTCACCATTATCACAACTTCGTGATGTGTTCTCACCAATTAAACTTATAAATGATGGGGTTGTAAGTAGTCCAAATGGTGTTAATTTAAATTTTAACACAAGTGCTGGTTATATTTGGGGGTTAGGTATTAATTTCGTTAACGATGTTTTAAATCCAAGTCGTTTTACCGTACCTTCTAATAGTCCAACAACATTTCAATATAGAACACGGACTGGAGGAACAGCTTCAAATACAACTCTAGTTATACCAGGTAGTTATGATCTAAATGGTGTCATTACACCTGTTGGAACGCCCGCAAAACAAGCTACAAACCAAAGGATATTCTTATTACAAAATGGTCAAATTAGGTTACAATATGGTCAACAAAAATATATTGATTTACCCACAGCAATAGCTGCCACACAAAATGAAAATTTTACGACATTTGCTAATTTTAGAGATAACGCTATTCTTATAGGTGTTTTATCATTACGTTCAGACGCAACTAATTTATCAAGTACTAGTCAAGCTTTATTTCACATAGTATCTAAATTTGGTGAACTTGGTGGTGGTACTGCAGGTATATCTACAACAACACTTCAACAAGCCTACAATAATTCATCTAACCCAGAGATTATAACAAACCCAACACAAAATAGTGTTCAATTTCGTGGTGGCACTGGTAATGATACAGATAAAACTATTACACTTGAAAATAACATAGGTACTCCAACAGCTTGGATTTTAGGTGATGGTGGTGCCACGTTTAGTTCAGTTTCAGCGACAACTTATTATAATTTACCAACAACTGTTGATACATATACTACTGGATTTACCTATTCAAATAACAATCTAACCATAAGTCAAAATCAAGGTCAATCTCCATTAACAGTTAATATTTCATCTATAACAAACTCAGCTACAAACTTATTTAACTATTATAATTTTATATAAAAATAAAAAAAAACAAAAAAATATGATGACTTACACAGCACCAGACGGAACAATAATAGAATCATTACCATATCCACAAGAGGTAAATTATACCTCAATATGTGAAGGAATAGTTGATGGTATTTATTATTCAATGGAAACAACAGGAGCAGCAACTATTATTGGAATCCAACAAATTAAGATTAGAAGATTTGTTGAGAATAACAATATGGACTTATCAATCATAATGAGCTCTGACGCAGAGTTGATTGAATATCAAAATAATAATAAATTAATATAATATAACATGGCAGCAAATACAGTCCCTATAATGATTCTTAATGGTAATTTTATACCTGGTAGAATAGCAGCAGCAAATACAGCTTCAGATGGTTCTGGAGCATTGGTAATAGTAGTAACAGGTGGAACTGAAGGTTCTAGAGTAGATGGAATAAGATTTACAAACTCATCAACAAGTGCCTCAACAGCAACCGCTAAAGTTTTTAAAATATTTTTATCAGATACTAGTGGAGCCAATTTTAAAATTATTGGTGAAGTTATAGCAGCAGCTGTAACAAGAAGTAATACGGTGGCTGGTCAAACGGCTATTTATACTTTTGACCAAGCAATTATTATGCAAAGTGGTCAAATTATATCTGTATGCCAATCAGTATACACAACAGCAGCAGACCAAACAGATGCTATTGCATTTGCAGGAAATTATTAATAGAATATGGCAGCTAGAACGGTTAGTATATTAGGTGGAAATTGGAATGCAACAGCAACTTGGGTTGGTGGTGTAGTTCCTCTTGTTGGAGATACAGTTGATTTTACAGCATTATCTGGACCTCTTGTTGTTAATATAGCAACGGTTATTTTAGCTGGTATAAATTTTACTAATTATGTTAATACAATTACTTTTAATAATATTATCCAATTAAATGGAAGTTTAAATTTAGGAACAGGTGGTTACACACAAGCTGGAGCAAGTGGATTATGGTTACTTGGTAACACAAGTATAAGTGGAACTACTGTTTGGACTAGAACATTTACAGTATCTATAGGCTCTGCTGTAACATTTACTTTATCAAATAACTTAAATTTAACTGATTTATCATTAACTGGTAATGGTGGTTTATTAAGTTTTATATTAGGTGGAAATGTAGTATCAATATCTAATAATATATCTTTTTTTGGAAATGGTTCATTTACCTTAAATATTCCTAACGATTTACAAATAACCAATCTATTACTTGGTGCTAATAATGCTCGTACTTGTGTTATAAATGGTTTTACTTTATCTATATCTGGTAATTTAACTCAAAGTCAAGGCATATTCATAACATCTGGTACGGCATCAATTTTATTAAATGGTACTGGAACTTGGAGTAATACTAGTACAGGAGCTTTAAGAAACAATTTAACAATTGATACTGCTGGAACAATTACAATAAGTGGAACTGTATATTTTAATTCAGCAACAATTACCTATATTCAAGGGAATGTTATAACAACAGGAAGTACCTTGGTTATAGCTGGTATAACTACGTTAAATTGTGGAAATATGAATGATATAATTACAAATAAATGGAATAATATTGTTTCTGCGTCTGGAGCTTATGTGTTAATTAGTGATTTAAACTGTCAAAATTTTACAGGAGGTGGTGGTGCTGTTACTTTTACTAATTCTGGAGGAAATATTTTTATCTCTGGTAATTTATTACATAATAGTAGTGGTGCTATATTAGGTACAGCAAGTATTAATTTAATTGGTACAGGAACTTGGACTGATACAACTACAAATGACATAAGAAGTAACTTAAATATTAACACTACAGGAACAATTACTATAGTTGGTAATATTGCTTATAGTGTAGGAACTTTAACATATATTTCTGGAACAGTAGTTACTACAAGTTCTACATTAACTCTTGGTAATGGAGCAATTTTAGATACAAATGGAATTACGTGGAATAATATTATTCCATCTGGGACTGTTACTTTGACAAGTGATTTATATTTTAGTGGTTTATTTGCAAATTCAGCAGCTAGTGCTTTTAATATAAATGGTTCTAATATTTATTGTATGAGTGGAAAATTACAAGGTTTAGGTAATGGTATTATATTTTCAGGAACTTCTACTTTTATTTTTAAAGGTGATTCAAGTTTTTTTACACAATATTCAGGATTTAATCTTGCTTTAAATACAATAATAGATTGTAATACACTCACTTTAGCAAGTAATAATACAACTCAATTTTCATCATTTAGTACAAAAACATTAACTTATGTTAGCGGTAAAATAAATAAAAGAGCATATTTACAATTACTTTCAAATTGTACATTAATTAATTTTAATAAATGTATAATAGATAATATTGTAATAACAACTGGACAAATTATAACTATGAATGAGTTTTTTAGTGGTAATCCAAGTAAAATTATAAAATTAACATCAACAAGTCTATCAACAAATTATACAATAGCCTTTCAAAATGGTTTTGAAAAAATAGCAAAATTTGTTGATATTAATAATTGTACATTATCAAAACCACTACAATTATTGGTTATTACTAATAGTCCAAGAAATTCAACTAATAGAGGTATAAGATACATCAATCAAAGTCCAAATGGGATAGCTAAAAATAATCCAAGTATTAATGTTCCTATGACATTTGGTGCAGGGGGATTATTATCTGATCCAAATATGAGGTAAAAGTATCTAATTACAAATAATTCTTTAAATTTTCAATAAAAAAGTTCTTTCTGTTTACTCTATATATTTATTATTAAAACAATAATATTTAAACAAAAAAATTAATAATGGCAGGAAATAGAGTATTTGTAAGTCCGGGTGTCTATACATCAGAACTTGATTTAAGTTTTATCGCTAGACAAGTTGGGGTAACAACCCTAGGGATAGTGGGTGAAACACCTAAAGGACCGGCGTTTGAACCGGTTTTCATAAGTAGTTATGATGAATATCAAACAATTTTCGGTGGTTTAAACCCCGAATTGTTCAGAGCAACTGGTTATCCAAAGTATGAGACCAATTATATCGCAAAAGGATATTTAACACAATCAAGTCAATTGTTTGTGACGAGAGTTTTAGGTTTATCTGGTTATGACGCGGGTGACGCTTGGTCAATTAAAATTGACGCGGCTTTAGATACATCAACCGTAGTTTGTTATTCAACTGGTGTTACTACATCAACTTTTAGTGTAACTACTGGTGGTACTATAAATTCATTTGTATTTTCTGGTCATGGTGATACTGAATTAAACGCTGTTTATAATGATGGGTTATTTAACTCTTATTTAGTTGGATTAGAAGATTCAACCATGTTAACAACACTTACCGCGAGTACGGAATATGTTAAAACTGGTTCTGTTTATAATGGTGGTAATTTTGATTTATTAGTAACTTCTGTTGGTTCAGATGGTTTAGGTAATATTACTGGTTCAACTACAGGTACATCTGTTATTTGTAGTGGTACTTCTTACGCGGATGTTGATGGTATGGTTATCGCAACATTACGTTCTGAAGCTACTTATGATGTGAATGAATTAATTACATTCTCAGTTGTTAACCCAGGTATCACATTTGATACCTCAGTTACTGACGCTGAATATGATCCTTATGGTACATTTGTAGTTAGTGGTAACACAACCGCTGGTGATTCAATTTATTTTGAAGCGTCAATGGATAAAACTAAGAAAAATTATTTAATTAGAGTATTAGGTCAAGCACCATTCCAAAATCAACAACCTTTATTTGTAGAAGAGATTTATGATAATATGTTCGCATCTCTTGTTGAACAAGGTAAAGTTAAAGGTATACAATTAGGTTTTGAATATGTAACTAATTTAGATAATTATTTAACTGAATACAGATCAGCTGTAACCCCTTGGGTTGTTTCTGAGGTTAGAGGTAATAAAGTATTTAGATTATTTAGATTTATCACGATTTCTGATGGTGATGGAGCTAATAAAGAAATAAAAATTTCTGTACAAAATATTAACCTTGAAGATTTAGAATTTGATATCGTAATTAGAGATTTTTATGATACAGACGCGAGTCCTTCTATCTTAGAAAGATTTAGTAAATGTTCAATGGATTCTACTAGTACAAATTATATCGCAAGAAGAATTGGTACAAATGATGGGTTCTTCCCATTAAGAAGTAGTCGTGTTATGGTTGAGATGGCTGAAAATCTTGTAGAAGACGCAATTCCGGCTGGATTTGAAGGATTCTTAACAAGAGAATACAATACAACATTACCTCCAATTATGACTTACAAAACTGATTACTTAATTACTGAAAAAGTAAGAAAAGTGTATCTTGGTGTTTCTAACACTGTGGGTATTGATCAGGATATGTTTGATTTCAAAGGTTTACAAAGTAATGTTGGTGGTTCTGAATGGACTGGTGTAACTAAAGGATTCCATATGGATGTTAACGCTACTGGTGTTACTGTTGATGGTCAAAGTTCAGCTATTACATTTGATGTTGGATGTTGTCCAATGCAAACACCAGCGTCAGTTGTTAATACAGCTTACGAAAAAATACAAGCTAGAAAGTTCACATTCGCACCATTTGGTGGGTTTGATGGATGGGATATCTATAGATCAAGAAGAACGAATAGAGATACTTACAAAGCTACCGGTACTAAAGGTGTGGCTGGAGTAACTTCAGGGATCTTTACAACTAGACCAACAAGTGATGGTCAAAATGGTATCACTTCTGATTACTACGCTTATTATGAAGGTATTAAAACTTTCTCTAACCCAGAATCTGTTAACATTAACGTATTCACTACCCCAGGTATCGATACTGTTGATAATAATGATTTAGTTGGTGAAGCTATTGATATGGTAGAAACTGAACGTTGTGATTCATTATATATTGTTACTACTCCAGATACTTCTGGAACTGGAACAGATGTTTACACTCCAGAAGATATCGCGGATACATTATATGGTGAATTTGATAGTAATTATACAGCGACTTACTGGCCTTGGTTACAAATGAATGATACGGAGAATAATGTATATATTTGGTTACCACCAACCGGTGAAGTTGTAAGAAATATCGCTTTAACTGACAATGTAGCTTTCCCTTGGTTTGCGACAGCAGGTCTTAATAGAGGTGTTACTAACGCGATTAAAGCTCGTTTAAAACTTAAACTTTCTGATAGAGATGGTTTATATGATAATAGAATTAATCCAATGGCGACATTCTCTGAAGAGGGAGTAGTAATTTGGGGTAATAAAACATTACAAATTAAAGATTCAGCTCTTAACCGAATCAATGTAAGACGTTTATTATTACAAGCTAGAAAATTAATTTCAGCAGTATCAATTAGATTATTATTTGAACAAAACGATCAGATTGTTAGAAATCAATTCTTAACATTAGTTAACCCAATTCTTGAGAATATCAGAAAAGAAAGAGGTTTAACAGACTTTAGAGTTCAATTAAATGATACTCCAGAGTCAATTGACAGAAATGAGTTGAATGGTAGAATTTTCTTAAAACCTACACGTTCATTAGAATTTATCTTTATAGAATTCGTTGTAACCCCAACAGGAGCTTCTTTTGAAAACTTGTAAGATAATAACACATAAAAATATAAAAGAGATACTCAAAAGGTATCTCTTTTATATTTTACACATATTTATTAATAAATTAAAATGATGGAAAAAAGAAATAAATTGGTTGAGACTAAATTACGAAATACAATAAAAAAAGTTGTACTTAAAGAAAGTAAGGTAATTACCAATGATAGTAAGTTAATAACTGAAGGTAAAAAGATTATTGTAAATTTTCATAAAATAAAAAAACGAAAATTAAAAGAGGGTTATAGTAAACAAGAAATTAATGAAGATTTTACTGATTGGTTAAAATCATTATTCACTAGTGATGATGAAGAAACTCCATCAAATGATAATAATTCAATGGTTGATGATTCAGAAGATGGTGAAAAAAGTGGTGATATGAAAAAAACTTTAGTTGATACCGCTAGTCAATGGATGATTGGTTATATTTTAGAACAATTAGGTGTTACTGGTGAGTTAAATAGAATTTTAAAAATAGCTTTATCAGATATTGATATTACAGACTATCCTAAGTTACTAGATCCAGTGGATAATTGTAAATGGTTATCTGATGTATTATTTGATGGTATTATGGAATATATCGTACAAGTAGCTTCTGAATCAATGTTAGGTTTAAAAAATAGTGGTGGTAGTATCGTAAGTACTTCCTTCTCAAAAGCGTTCGCTAATTTAACTTCTAATAGTCAATTTAAGACAGATATGAAACGTTATGTTAGTATGGCCATTTGTGACGCTTTAGGTGGTCAATCTGGTGAATTTGAGTTATCTAGTGAACTTGGTCGTTCAGATTTAGATCCGGAAATGGTGAGTGGAATTAGAGAAAAATTATAATATTTTTTTATATTAAAAAAAACCCCTATATTTGTTGTATTAATTTAAAATAATATAACAATGGGGTTTAATATAAACTTAGATACTTTCAAGAAAAAATTCTTTCTATTAGATTGGGATGATAATATATTAGTTATGCCAACTAAGATTACTTTAGATAAAGTAGTAAAAAATAAATTAATTAAAGTTGATGTTGATTCTCATCAATTCCGTAGAATAAGAAGTAAAATTGGTTCTACCTATATGGTTAGATCAGATAGTTTCACAAAGTTTGTTAACCCCACCCAATTTAAAGAAGATGTTTTATACTCAATCAAAAATAATAATTTTGGTCCGGTATATAATAAATTCATCACAGCGTTAGTTAATGGTCATGATTTCGCCATTATTACCGCCAGAGGTCATTCCCCTAAAATAATTAAAGATGGGATTAAACTTATTATAAACAATAATTTAACATTAAAACAAAAGAAAGATATTACCATAAATCTTAATGGTGAAACCATAACCAAATATTTAAACAGACAAAAATATTATACAGTTTCATCCAAGGAGTTTATTAAAGAGTTTAAATTAGATAGTACAACACAGAACCCAGAGAATGGTAAAAAATTGGCGATAATTGATTATGTTGAGAATGTCGTTAAACTATATGGTAAAAAATTTAAAAACATTAGTATTGGGTTTAGTGATGATGATTTAGGTAATATTAAAGTGGTGGAAGATATAATTAGATCTGTACTTAAAATTAAGTTTCCAAACATACATTTCGTCATATACGATACATCTAATCCAAAGAAAATTAAAAAGATTAGAATTTATATGGCTTAAGTGGTGACATTATTATAACACCATTTCTTACAACCACAATCATATATTCTTAATAACCCCATCTCTTCAGTTATTTCTCGTTCACTCTTATTCTTATCATACCCCATAGATACTAACACATCCTTTCTATAGTTAAATCTATTAATTCTTTTACCACCTTTAATATAGTGATAATTGGATTTAGTTTCACCATTAAATGTAAATCCCAATTTTTCATATAAATCTCCGGTAAAGTACCTACTATCTGAAAAGGATATGATATCGGAGGGTTGATAAGTTTTTAAAAAGTATCTAAATAGTTTTGATCCACCACCAATCACTTTACTATTTTTTAAATTACAGAATCTAACCATTTCATATGATCCATCAACACTCTTCATACCGAGGGATTTTCTTAAAGAACCAAATGTCATGACAGATACCAATTTATCATTATAGAATAATCCAATCTTTATTTTTGAATTATGATGTCCTTGTATATGATTTTGATCAACAAATTCTTTACACATCTTACTATCAATCTCTTTAATAACACACTTCCTACCATAAATCACCTGATCAAATATATTGAAGTTTGTATTTAAAATTGATTTAACAATTTCTTTTTTATGTAACCACTCATCCTCAAATATCTGTATGAGTTTAATGTTTTGTTCAGAACATTTTTTATATTTTTTAAAATGATAATCATTACTAACCTTATAAGATGAGTGCCAAAACAATCCATTATATTCTATACCAATATTTTTATTTGGTATTAATACATCTATCTCCTGGGGGTAAATTACTTTCCTATCTTTCTCTTTAATCTCTTCTAGTGGTAATAGTTCTTTAATATAATTTAACACCTCACTCTCACTATAACTAATGGAGTTTGTAACTGGATTACAGAGTGTACAAACTTCTACATCCATACTATTCCTATTGTAGAGTACTGATCGATTAATAATAAAATTATTATGACATTTATCACATAAAATTTTAATATCGTCCCCTTCATCTGATAGTATATTAAATCTTTCATACTTTTCTCTAAAAATTTTTCTTTTAGTTTCCAACGATTTGTATTGAGATTCTTTCGTTAGTAGATTAGAAACTAAACCAATTTTTTTAATATTAGTATCTTTTATTTTATCTGATACACCTTCAACCGCCCATACACCGGGGACATTATATTTTTCTATGAACTTATCTTGTATTAAATCTTTTCGTTTAAAGAAATTATCAACACCAAAATTTTTTAAAGTTGTGTTTTTAATTTTATCATTAATACTTTCCGATGATGTACCTTGACCACCATACTTTTTATCATTTGTTTCTTTTACTTTTTTAATATGTTCTTCACATTGATTAGTACATTCTCTTGAACAATACACACCATAACCCTCAGAAAGACTACGCTTAAATTTTAATTCCTTATCACATTTTTTACATAAAATTTTTGTATCAACATTATGTATGTAGTGCCAAATTTTTTCTTTGAATGAAATTTCATTAAGATTTTTTTTATTAAAATGAATTATTTTTTTATGTAAATCATTAAAATTGTCTTTTAAATAAGATTCTTGACTTCTTTTACCATTTTTATTTTCAATAATAAAAAACTTTTCCAAATTCACCATATTTATAATTAAAGTAATATATTTTTATGTTACTAATATAATAATAAATATTTTAAAAAACAAAAAATGGCTGATTTATTACTGCGTATGCCTATGCCATACGAACCTAAAAAGAAAAATAGATGGATACTTAGATTTCCAGCTGAATTAGGTATTCAAGAATGGTGGTTAGGTTCTGCCGCTAGACCCTCAATTACACAAGCTGAAGTTGTTATACCTTTTCTAAATACTGAAACTTATGTTTTGGGTAAATATAATTGGAATCCAATTAGTGTGACTTTTAGAGATCCTATTGGTCCATCCGCATCTCAAGCGATTATGGAGTGGGTGCGTTTACATTCAGAATCTGTAACTGGTAGACAAGGTTATGCCGCTGGGTACAAAAAAGATGTTGAACTTGAAATGTTAGATCCGACCGGAGTTGTAATTGAAAAATGGAGATTAGTTAACACTTGGTTAAGTGGTGATATTAATTTTGGTGATTTAAGTTACGAAAGTGGTGATTTAGCTGACATCGCGGCTTCATTAAGATTTGATTACGCTGTATTATTATTCTAATTAAATATCCTTGACATCCTACTGAAAAATTCA